GAAGTAAGACAACTACAAAAAATAGATGACCAAGCAGCACTACCCCACCCAACCCAACTACTCCGCCGCATCATCCCCAGATACGTCAACAGACCACACATCCAAGTAATATCAGACAACCTAGAAAAAATACGCACCAAACAAATAGACCGCCTACTCATCACAACACCACCACAAGTAGGAAAAACCGTAACAGCAGTAGTCGGAGCATCCTACTGGTGGCTAGCCAACAACCCAACAGACCGAATCATCATCGGCTCATATGGAGACCAGCTAGCAGTAGACCGTGGCCGAGACGTCCGAACCCTCATCCGCGCAACCGGCAACCGCTACAACCTCGCACTCGCACACGGATCAGCCTCAGTACAAGACTGGCGCCTCGAAACCGGGGGAGGCATACGATCCGTCGGTGTTGGATCAGGTATCGCGGGAACCCCCGGGGACCTGGTAATCATCGATGATCCACACAAAAACCGGCAGGAAACCGAATCAGCCACCTACCGCAATACCGTCTACAGCTGGTACATCGCCGACATTCTGAGTCGAGTGGCACCAGACGCGCCCGTGATCCTGGTCATGACCAGGTGGCACCTAGATGACCTAGCTGGAAGAGTCATCCGGGATGAGGGCACAACAGATGAAGGTGGTCGCTGGCATATCGTCCGCATGCCAGCGCTATGTGATGATCCCGAACATGATCCACTAGGACGCGCCTACGGCGAACCCCTCACCCACCCAAAAATAGACATAGAAGATGTCGAGCGGGCTATGCGCCACTGGGAAGGGAAACGAGCATCATGCGCCTCAGCCATACGTGAATGGTTCTCGCTCTACATGTGCGATCCGAAACCCAGTGAAGGCGCACTCGTCACCTATGACCTGATGAAATCCAGACACCACCACCAAAACCAGCCACGAGTAAAGCGCACTGCCGTAGCGGTAGACCCATCAGGTGGCGGACGTGACACCGCTGGAATCGTCGGCGGATACCTCGGCATCGATGATCGACTCTACATCACCCACGATCGATCAAAATCCATGCCAACTCACGAGTGGTCCAAAGAGGCATGCCGGCTGGCCGCTGAAATCGACGCGAGCATCATCATCTTTGAGAAGAACTTCGGTGGCGACATGGCGGGTCGATCTATCAGAACCGCATGGTCCGCTCTCCAGCTCGAAGAAACAAACAAGATCAAAGCCGGGATCATGGAAGCGGAACCCAACATCGGAGCACGTGACCTAGAACGGCGCGTCCAAAAAGCTGAGCTCACCTACGGTCACTGCCCACAGATACGTGAAGTGGTAGCGAGGAAGAGTAAAACCCTACGGGCTGAGCCCGTGGCGCAACTTCTCATGGAGGACCGAGTTAGGTTAGGTGCATACCTACCAGATTTGGAGAGTGAATGGTGCACCTGGCAGGGTTCCGGGGACTCCCCCGGAAGAATCGACGCATCAGTATATCTCGCCTACGCTCTGCTACCAAAAATAGCAACGCAGGGAAACAAGTCAGCGGCACCGACCGGTACGCTTCCAACAACGCATTTTGGAACTTCCAACAGAATTCCAAAGCTAGGCTAGGAGAAACATGTCGTACCCGCTCGGACGAATCGTCAACCACGATCCACAATCGAAGATGTACCCACATGAACTACCAGTAGACGTATGGATACGAGATGTAACCTGGCAGCGTTACTCTCCGATCATTGATCAGGGAAACCTCGGCTGCTGCACGGGCGCTGCCATGGCAGGCTGGTTGGGATGCGCCCCGCACGTACAGAACGTCGAGCAAGCCAACGGCTTTGATCTCGAATACGCTCACAAGCTGTACAGTAGAGCGACACACATCGATCCATTCCCTGGCTACTGGCCACCCGACGACACCGGTTCCAGCGGTCTAGCCGTAGCCAAAGCAGCCAAAGAGTTCAAGAACATCAGCAGCTACAGGTGGGCTTTCTCGGTAGATGGGCTGGTCAAAGCCCTCCAATCAGGGCCGGTAATCATCGGGATTCCCTGGTATGAGGGCATGTTCACCCCTGATCGGGATGGGCGTATCTGGCCTACCGGTGCTGTGGCTGGTGGTCATGAGGTTCTCATCCGTGGTCTGATCGGACGTGATTTGATCTTGTCCAATAGTTGGGGTACCGGCTGGGGTATGCGTGGTGAGGCGTTCCTACCGTTGGATGTTTGGGCAACGCTTCGTAAGCAGCAGGCTGATGTAACCATTCCAGTCATCTAACACGCTTGCACGGTTGCGTAGAGACGTGTATAGTTGTTGACTAGCCCTACACACAGTCAGGCCCCTAGGTTGCTGATCCACCTAGGGGCCTAACCGCGCTTCAACGCAGACAGATACTCTCACCTAGGCTCTGCTACTGGCAAGCTAGGACGGACCCCGTACGGCATAGCCTTCAACGTCCGCATAGTCCGCATATGATGAGTATCAACCAGGCGAACCACCAACCCACAGTTGACACACACATGCCCCCCCAAGTCCACTACCGGCAGTATGCACGTGCAAGTAGCATGAGCATCCCTTGCCATCATGCACTCAGCGTGATACATACCCCGCTCACCCATCCACCACGGAACATCCGGCTTATCCCAACCACACGTATTCACCGGAGACTCGGAACTACTACCCCCATCACACCAGGCACACTTCGTCAACCAACGTCGCCTAAGGCGCTGCCAAACCATGATCTTCACATGCCAGTGCCACACGTGCCACTTCATCCGGTGCCACTTGCAGATCCTGCCAGCGTCGTTTTTCCCTGGTTCGACGTGCCAGACGCTGAGCAGATTGGGAATATCAAACAGCAACGCATGTGGATCATGCATAGGTCACACCAAATCCGGCCTATGATCAACACATGGTTTCACCGGCCACTATCGTCATATACATGCTGGCAGTCGCCAGGATAACCACCCTGATCACACATGATCAGATCACCCTACCCGCCAGGCAATGGGCGATCAGCCGATTCGATCCCTATAAGCGTGTCCACAGGTGGATTGTTTACCTACTAGGTGAACCCGATGGGGACGCAACTGGGTGTCCATGGTGTGTGTCCATTTGGGTAGCGTTTTTGATGCTCCCAACATTGATCTTATGGCAATATGCCTGTATGCCATTCATAGCCCTAGCCGCATCTCAGGTTACGGGCATGACCTTTAAATGGGGTCGCTCATGAAACTACGCAAAAGCGATATGCGGCAACTGGGCGTAGCCGACCCCAGCATAGCCGCACAAATCGAACAACTGTTCTACCCACCAGTCATCTGGAAATTTCGCCAACACACCCGCACCAAACTCAACCAACTCACCACACAATCAGCACGAAACCTCACCAAAACCGGAGCCATAACAGCAGCAGTCAGCCGCTACACCATGGACGGCAGCTGGAAAAACTACAGCTTCGGTGACAGAGCATGGCAAACCGACGCATGGCGCCTCTACGACATCACCGGACAACTAAGGTTCATCGCCAACTGGGTAGGAAACTCCATCGGCCGATGCGACCTATACGTAGCAGACGCACTAGCCAACGGCGTAGCCGGTGAACCAGTAGAAGACCCAGAGATCGCTGACCTAGCGAACGTTCCCCTGGGCACCGGTGACACCCGCGCAGAGAACCTACGCCTCGCAGGAATCGACATGTTTGTATGCGGAGAAGCATACATCGTAGCCGAAACCGGAACAAACAATGACACATGGTGGGTAGTCACCAACAGTCAAATCAACAAACAAGGCAAAAAAATACTCATAAGCCGCCCACCAACACAAGGCGGAACACTCGAATACAAAGACGGAAAAGACCTAATCCTACGAATCTGGACACAACACCCAAGAGACACAAACCAACCAGACTCATCAGTACGCGCAGCAATACCAGACCTCAGAGAACTCGAAGCACTCAGAAAACGCGTATTCGCCGAACTAGACAGCCGCCTAGCCGGAGCAGGACTACTCGCCCTACCAGACACAATGGACCTACCCCACGGAGACGACGAACCAGCAGGCGCCGAAGGATTCTCCGCCCTCCTAGGGCGTATCATGTCCCAATCACTACAAGACCGATCCAGCGCCGCATCCATGGTCCCCATCATCACCACAGGTGCAGCAGAAGACATAGAAAAAATCCGACACATCACCTTCTGGTCAGAACTATCAACACAAATACCAGAACTCAGACAAAGTGCACTCGCCAGTCTCGCACAGTCACTGGATGTTCCACCCGAAGTGATGATGGGAATCGGATCAAGTACAAATCATTGGAATGCATGGGCAATTAGCCGAGAAGCAGTCCAAATACACATAAAGCCCATACTGACCCGCATAGCGGCAGCCCTCACAGAAGGCTACCTCAAACCAGCCCTCGAAGCCATGGGCCTAGACCCAACCAAATACTGCTTCACATTCAACACCGCACCCCTCACCATCAACCCAGACCGCTCACAAGACGCACTCGGCATGCACGACCGCCTACTCATCTCAGACCAGGTCGCCCGAGAATCCTCATCCTGGGAAGAAACCACCCAACCCACCCAAGACGAACGCGCCCGTCGCCTAACAGAAAAACTCCTACTCACCAACCCAGACGCGGTACTAAACGACCCGGCCCTACGCGAACTCATCGGTCTACCAGCTGGCACCGGAACCGTAGCGGCCACCAGCGGCACAGCACCGGAACCCGCACCGGAATCCACACCGGTTGAAGGCCCGCCCGAGGAACCAGCCACCACTGAACCCAACCAAGTGGCATCCTTGGTAGAGGTGGCATCCCGACGGTACATGTCCCTGGCCGGGGCGAAGCTGGTACCGCACCGTGAACGGCCGGCTATGCCAAAGTGGCAGCTACACACAATCCACGGTCCAACAGATAAGGCCGATCTGCTGGTGCCCGTGACATGGCGAGATGAGTTCGCTGGTCTAGGCATAGATCATCTACTGCCAGCGGTTGAGCGGCACTGCATGACACTCCTATATCAGGGTGCGCGCCTGGAACCATGGATGGTGACCGATGCCTAGCGCTGTAGAGGATCCGTGGGATGGTGAAGGCGTCGATCCGTGGCTACCCAGGCAGCTTGCCGATGAGTTGGACGCTGACGTTGCTGAGAGTAGTTTTCGGTTGATGCTCGCCGATGGATTGGCCCGCTGGTTGAAGGCGGTGTCTGGTGCGGTACTTGGGCAGGCGATACCAGACGTCCATGCGCTGTACACCAAGGACCAGGTGTGGCGTGATGTTGTTGGTGGACTGGTTGACGGTCCGTTGAAAACCTCAATGGTCAACATGTACACGGATCTGCTCGGTAAGGGTGACTGGGAGAAACGAGCCATGGTCACTCAGCAGCTCGCTGAGGCTACGAATCGTATGCTGCGCTTCCCGGACACGGTGTTTGAGATGCTCACCAGTGAGAAGACTCGTATCACTCAATCCGGGGGGAGTGTGCGGGATGTTGTGGCTGGTCTGTCCGTGTTCCTGGGTTCGGGTGAGAAGCGATGGGATGTCAAGGCAAATCTGATAACGCGTACCGAGGTTTTGTCTGCGTTGAACGCGGGTCGGTTCGACGCGATCAAGATCATTGGTGAGGATGGTCCTGGCCAGCTATATCACATGTGGTTGTCAATGCATGACGAGTTTGTGAGGTCATCTCATATGATCGCTCATGGACAAATAGTACCAATTGGGCAAACGTTCGAAGTTGGATTCGACCTGCTCCGCTTCCCATGTGATCCACTAGGAAGCACAGAAGAAACGATCAACTGCCGGTGCCGAACCATCCAAGTTGACAAAAATGGCAGAAGCGTACAGAAAGGCTGATCATGGCAGACGATGTTTGGCGCGGCATGCTCGCACCCCTAGACGTACCAACCGGAGACAAGCGCCGGTTCTTGTCTTCCGGAGTCACCTCCCGTGATCTACCCCTGCC